AATAACCAAAACTGAGAAGATCTACCTGGCCCACTTAACTCAGCCTTACTCGCTCATTGAGTTGTCAGAGCATTTCGGCTGCACCACTGAAGGCGCAAGGAAGCACCTAAAAGCACTGATGGCACGAGGATTGGTTGAGAGGGAATCAAAGTACAAGTGGGTCAACGGAAAACACGGTGCTTGGGCCTGGTATTACAAAGCAAGGAGTAAACAATGACACAACATTCTGAATGGTCGCCATCAGCCGCAGACAGGTGGATTGCATGTCCAGCATCCATTCGCTTATCCCGCGGCATTCCACGTTTACCGGCTGGCGAGGCAGCGCAAATCGGTACAGCGGTTCATTCTCTATCGCAAATGGTCTTAGAGCTTGGCGTTTCGCCTAATGGGTATATCGGCCAAGAGATTGATGGCATCACGATCACGGATGAAATGGCGCATTGGGCGCATGTGTATACACAATTTGTTTCTGACTTGGAGCAAGACGATTACGGTGCAGCGCTGATCGAGAAGCGCGTGACGGTAACGAACTTATCAGGTGCCAATGTCTTTGGAACGGCTGATTGTGTGGCGTTTAGCGACACGGCTTGCGTGGTGGCGGATCTCAAGACAGGCATGATCAGTGTTAGCCCTGACTCGCCACAATTGAAAATCTATGCGTGTGGCTTGTTAAACACCGTACCAAAAACGGTTGAAACGTTCAAATTAGTCATCGTGCAACCGCGGGAAGAGCCAGCGATTAAAGTGCATGAGATGAGCCGCCATGATCTGATGGCGTGGAAGCAGTCAGTGCTTGATCCTGCCATCGCAGAAACGATGCGCGCTGATTCGCCAACGAATGAAGGTGCGCATTGCCGCTGGTGTCCTGCTCGCTCCGCGTGTCCTGAAAAGGTTGGCAAGGTGTACATGCTCGCCAACACGAAGGAAGTTGATGCACTCAGTGATACAGAAATCAATGCCTTACTTGGCGTTGCTGATGATGCCGAGCAAACGATCAACGCCATCAAGCAACGGGCAACGAAAGCCTTAGAAGATGGACGCGCGCTTGCGGATTGGGAGTTGGTCGCCAAGCGCGCGCAGCGCAAGTGGCGCAGCGAGCGCCAGGTGTTGGAATTTGTCAGCGAAACAAAAGGCGCGTATAAGGTCACGCCTTTGACACCCGCGCAAATGGAAAAGCAATTTCCAGAGATTTATCAGCATTTGGATGAATTGGTGACATCCGAATCAAGTGGCTTAACACTTGGGCGCAAGAAGGCGCCAAACTTCACCGCTTAACGCTTCAAAAGGAAACTCTTATGTTAGGACTATCTGGTGGTGGATCTGGACTTCCCTATATTCGTTTCTCGCCACAAGCAAATGCGTGGACGAATAAAGAAGGACAGGAAATCCAAATGGGTCAAATGGTGTTTGACATTGACGCCACACAAACGGGTTGGTTGCATTTGGATGTTGGTGTGCGTGATTGGCAACCGGACCCAGAGTTAGGACGGAAAAGTGCGCAGCCAAGCGAAGCGCACAAGCGCGGATTCGTTGCGCGCCTTTACAGTAAAGCGCTTGGCATGGTTGAGTGGTCATCGAATGGTGCCGGCTCAAACATGGCACTCGAAGGGCTTTATATGATGTGCGCCAAAGATCGAGCCGTGAACGAAGGCAAGGTGCCTGTTGTGAAGTACGTTGGCGCGGAACTGATGAAAGTTGGGAAGGGCAACACGCGCAAACCTAAGTGGGAATTGGTGCAATGGATACCGAGACCCGCGGCAATGGATGGCGAAGACGAAGCGCCCGTTGCGCCAGCGCCCAAGGTGGATGAAGAATTCTAAGCGTCACAACGGAACGCGCCCCGACTTTTTAGTCGGGGTTTTTTTGACGCCATAGAAAGGGGAGTCAATGAACGCAGAACAAATGGCGAAGATGCTTGGTAACGCCAAGCGTTATAAGCGAGGGTGGCTGGCGTCATGTCCAGTACCAGGCCACGGAAGTGGGAACGGTGATAAGAACCCATCGCTTGCCATCACGGATGGCGATAACAAGTTGCTGTTTAGGTGTTTCGGCGGGTGCGATCAAGAGTCAGTGTTTAACGCTGTCAAACCCATGCTTGGCGATGGAAGGCTAGCGTGGAACTCATTGCCGCCAAGAACATTAAGGAACGATCAACTCGACAACGTAAAACCGATCAGGTTGCGCGAAGTCTATGCTTGGGACTATGTAACTGACGATGGCGAGATAACGGCACAGAAGGTGCGTTATGAGCTTCCAGATGGCAGGAAAACGTACAGGCAATTTAGGATCGTCGAAGGGCAGCGGATACCAACGATTTCAGGTTGGGAGCCGATACCGTTTCAATTGCCACTGATGTCCGCCAATCCGAACAAAGTGGTGTTTATCACGGAAGGCGAGAAAGCGGCAGAGCATTTAGCGGCATTCCTTGGCGTTGTGGCGGTATCAGCGCACGCCGGAGCATCGGATTGGCCAGAAGCTATTACGCCTTATTTCAAAGACAGAAACGTTGTCATCTTGCCGGATCACGATTTACCTGGTTGGCGTTATGCCGCCAAGGTTGCCCATGCTTTGCAAGGCGTGGCAGCGCAGATCCGTGTCATTGATTTAGGCATGGATGTGATTGGTGATGATGCTTACGAGTGGCTCGATCAAGAAAACGATCTTGAAGACCTGAAAGCGCTAGTACATGAAACGCCAGTCTGGCAAGGCGAAGCGATTGAGCCGCCAGAGCGATTAGTTAACGAGAAGAAAGCCGAAAAGGAACCGGAGTCAGTCACACCTGAATCGGAACCGTTTAGCGATCAAGCGCCGCGCAGGTTTCGCGTTGAGATGTGGCGTGACGCCAAAGACGAGCCGGTGAAATGGTTGATCGACAAGATCGTTCCAGAGGGTGGCTTCATGGCGTTGTACGGGCCACCAGGCACGTTTAAGTCATTTATTGCCTTGCACATGGCCGCCATGGTTGCAAGTGGACAAGCATGGCTTGGCCATGAGGTCCAGCAGCAAGGAGGCGTGTTGTATGTGGCAGGGGAAGGGCATGGTGGTATTGGCACGCGTATCGCAGGACTTCGAAAGGATTATGGCTTTAACGACATACCTGTTGGCGTCATCCGTTCACAAGTGAACCTGAGATCATCGGAAGCGGATTTCACAGATCTTTTGCTCGCCATCGCGGAGAGCGAGATCGAGAAACCGCGGTTAATCATCATCGACACATTGGCCAGGGCGTTCGCCGGTGGCAACGAGAACGCCAGTGAAGATATGGGTGCATTCATCGCGCAATGCGGAAGGCTCCAAGCCGCCACACAAGCCGCGTTACTTGTTGTGCATCACTCAGGAAAGGACGCTTCGCTAGGACTCAGAGGGCATTCGAGTTTCCTGGGTGCCGTTGACACGCAGATTGAGATTACCCGCCATCAGGAACAGTTATCAGGGCAACTAAAGCTGACAAAGCAAAAGGATGGCAAGGACGGTATAGAGGTTTATTTTGCGCTGGAAACGGTAGCGCTTGAATCGCCACAAGGGTTGGGGTTTGAGGATAACGAGTCATCAACGCTTGTCGTTAAAACGTTTACGGGTGAGCTGCCTGACATTGATACGTTTGAGCCGCCACAAGGAAAAGGGAAAAAGACAGGGCGAGGAAAGCATCAAGTAGTGGCGCGGGAAGCATTACGCCATGTCGTAAAGATGCAAGGCGAGTATCGGATTATGCAAGGCGAAAGGCATCGGTGTGTGACGATTGATGCGTGGCGCGAAGAGGTTTACAAGCGACTCGGAAGCGATGTCGAGGAAAGCGATAAGCGCAAACGGTGGAAGGAATTGCGCGATACGCTGTCCGAAAATGGGTATGCCGCCATGAGAGATGAGTGGGTTTGGATAGCGTTAGCGTCCGAAATGAGTCGGAATGAGTTTTAGCGTCCTAAATAGCGGTGTCCGGAATAGGTTAAAACGTCCTAAAGTGTCCGGAATAGCGTCCGAAACAGTCCGGAATACGCCACGAACAAAAAGCGAACGCGTCCGAAATGTGTGTGTGTCTGAAAGACACACATTCGGACGCTTCAATGTTTCGGACGGTATGGTTGGTTTTGATTTGATCTTCATGGCGGCTAACAGGAAAGCGTAAGCAGGAAGTGTGAACAGAGAACAGAAAGGATTGATGTTATGGCGGGCAACAGGAACAAGGGAAAGGTAAAAACTTATCTTCATGGCGGTAACCCTGAAGATCGTTTGAAGAATCCGTTTGAAGTGGATGATGCGATTGTGTTGGCGATGAACGCGGCAGCCGTTGGCGTTATGGCGAGGAAACGGGAAGCGGATCAGCGTTGGGGGTTAGACCGTTTGGCGGAACTCGTGAGTGAGGAAACACGTTTACGGTTTTGGCGGCAACTGATGCGTTGTCGGGATGCGTATAAGGCGAGGGACGTGGAAGCGTATCGCTCGGCTTGTGCCGGGATGAAGCGGGCCTATGATGCGTTAGAGAAGGAAGCGGAAACGCTTGGCGGGAAAGTGTTGAGCGTGAACGTGCTCGAGGGTCAACGTGAGGATGGAAGCGTGTTTGCGGTTTGCGAGGATCCGGCGTCGGCTTACGCGTATGGCGAGATGAGGCCAGCGTGTGACTGTTGGACGATGGAAGAGATTGCAGTGATCTTGCAGCAGGAGTTTTTTACGCAAGCCGTTAACATTAAGCGCGCTATGCCTGGCGCTGAAGTGTTGTCCGTGATGGCACCAGAGGATATTGGGCCGGTTTACAGCGGGAACAGTGATCAGGCTTATGCGTTGAGCAAAGAGGCTATGGCGTTGATGGAAAGTCAGTCAAAGAAAAAACGTTGAAACGTTTCGTTTCCATTCCCCGGTTTTTGCATGTTTTTGGCTACAGGGGCATGTGGGTGTGTCAAACGTAACGAGAAATCCGGTGACGGTCCAATGAGAACGATTCTCGATGGCGAGCGACTCGGGATTGAGTACGGGTCGTCGATGCGAGCGATTCTCGAGCGCATTGGCGAAGCCAGGGCGCGTGAAATGCACAAAGCGAAAGCGAAAGGGTGATCGGTGCGCATTAGCGCAGCTAGGGCGCGCGGAAAGGGCCTTTTTAGGCGATTAAAACTCATGGTGGCTACTACCCTACATGCTTTAGAGAAAATCGATTGTGGGCGGTTTTATGGGCTTTCCTTTCAATGTTCAATGCAAGCGCTATCCATGCGTATCGGCGCCGTTTGCGGAGCAAGGGCGCGCGGAAAAGCAAAAACGGCGCCTCACGCGGAGCGAGGGCGCGAAAAAAAAGCCCCTAAGGGCTTGGATTAAGTTTTCATTGGCATGCTGGCGTTAAAGGTTAAAGAAAATTGCGCATGCAAATGCAACGCCAAAAATAACGGCGATTGTCCAATCGATAAAAGCTTGCTTCATGGTTTAAACCTCCGCAAATTGTTTCGCTGATTTTCCGTGGACAACGATGGCGATTGATGCAGCGCTTGGTTTTAAAGCGCCGTCGCATGCTCCGCAAGTAACGCACTGTTTTTTATCGCCACCTTCAGGACTGGCTGGGCAAATTGCTTCGTTTTGAAGCTTAAGCGCCGATCCGATCGGGATGACGCGAAAGGTCCGCCATCCCATAGAGCGCGCGACGTCGCGATCGCTGACGCTATCAGCGCTTGCCATGGCTATTTCGCGATGAGCTTGAGCAAATCCATGCTTCCATTGATGTGTATATCCGGTCCAATCGCTGGCAAGCTCGAGCAATTCGAGCCAGGTATCAGCTGGAATCATTGCTGGGTCGCCATAAGCGCCTAAGCGAACCTTTCTGCCATTAAACCATTTGCTGGCAAGCTTTACATTGTGCGAAAAATCAGGGTATGAGCCACGCTCGAAAGCTTTAAAAACTGCGTTAACGCTTTTGGAGTAATCCACATAACACGTCCGCTTGCGGTTTTCGCTGCCACGATGATGACAATCGCCACAAATGCTTTTATCATCGCCAGTATTAACTGCATCAATTGGATTGATATTGGACCGGATGATATAGGTTTGGATCATATTGCCAGTTTTGATATTGCTAGACTCGAAAACCGCGATACCGACGATTGGCTCGTTGTCAATTGGCGATAATCCGCGATAAAAAATAATGCCGTTTGGTTTGCGCATGATATTAGCTCCGTTTTGATTGATTGTGACAAGCGAAACAATATCATGCTAATCATTTGACCAATTGACCGTTTGTCGGACAATTTCAACCATTTAGGGGTTTTTGTATGGCTGGGCAACCACAAAAACGAGCAGCGCTCGCTGTTATCGAGCAAATAGGCGAGGAGGAGATTCTCGAGCGAATAAGCTCTGGTGAAAGCGTGCGCGCAATCGCTGAAAGCTTAGATGTCAAACAAGCTCACTTAAATAGATGGCTCCTCGCTCCGGAGCGCAGCGCTCAGTACGCACGCGCACGCGAGGAGCGCGCCTCGGCGCTGGCGGAGGAGGCGCTGACAATCGCCGACGAGGCGAAGGAC